GGCTGGATGTTCAGCGACTGGCCGCCGCGTGTGCCGCCCTTCAGCTTGAGCATCGTCGGCACGTTCTGGATGTGCGCGCTGTCCATCAGTGCGCGCAGTGCGCCGGTCGCGGCAGCGCTCAGGCCGCCGATCATGTGCGGCAGGCCGATCGGATACGCGCCACGCCACGGGATGAACGGGAACTCGACGAACCAGTCTAGTGGCTCGCGGCTCTCGTCCTCTTCGTCCCAGTTGCGGTAGATCGCGAGCACCTTGCTCGATGGCTTGTCGATCGTGATGATGTACGGCGCGTTGCCGTCGCCCTCAACGTCGGCGATGACGTGGCACTCGAACACGGTGCGCAGGCCATCTTCGTTGTAACTGGTGTCGCTGCGGCCCTCGATCTTGTCGTTGGCCACGTCGGCGCTCGAGCGCTCAGGCTCAAGGCCCGGAGGCGTCAGGTCGACGTCGCGGTACATGCCGCTCTCGACGCGCTGCTCATAGTCGAGCTGCGTCAGGTACTGCACGTGCGTCTTGCGCTGCGCGGTGTAGAAGTTGGTCGCCGCGAACGGCAGGTACATGTCGTCGATCATGACGGCGAGGAAGCCGGGGCGGTTGCGCGCCTCGTCCCACGACATCTTGAGATACTGCGCGCCGCCGAGCGGCACCTGCGTCAGGAGCTGCTCCAGCTCGGAGCGGAACTCTTGGCTCTGGACCGTAAGCTGCCAGTTCATCAGCGACGTCTTGCGCTTCGCCTTCTGGATCTTCTTCATCGTGACTTCGCCCTCGATCAGATCCTTTGCTGGACCTTGCGGGGGTAGAAGCTCTTTGATGGCGCGCGACGCGAAGTCGATGCACGCCTCGGTCATCATCGGGTGCACGACCTTCGACGCGCCGTTGAACTGCGCGCCGCCGGGGGCGTCGTCGCCCAGACCTGTGCGGCGGATGCCTTCTTCGTACTGCTCGTCGCGCTTCTTGCGCGCCTCTTTGTCGCGGCTGATCAGTTCGAGGAACTTCGACGCCAGAGCTTTTAGGTCCGGTTCGGGCATAGTCTCTGCGAGGTTGTCGTAGAAGCTGCTCTCGCCGGCGGCCGGTCCGTTCTCTTCGAGCGTGACGATAGCGCCACCGTCGTCGGTGTCCTCGACGTCGGACACGTCCTCGCCGTCAAACTCGACCATCTCGCCCTCGATGATGTCTTCTTCCTCGATCATTGCCTAATCCTTATTGCCCATACGGGTTCTGTACCACTTTCGGTGGTGCTTTGTCGATGTCTTGCTTCTTGTCGACCAGCGAGCCGAGCATTCCCTTGTCCATCATCAGGCGCATGGCCTGCGTCGTGCTGTCCACGAAGTCGTCGTGCTTGATGCTGCCCTTGCCGGTGAAGCTGCAAAGCTGCGCCACCAGCGGGTCGGCCCAGACGCGCGGCTTGCCGGGGAACTTGTCGCTCTCGGGCAGGAAGACCCTGCGCCGTGCGAACACGGGGCTGACCACATGCAGGCGCGCCAGCTTGTCTGCCCGACCGGGGTTGTAGGCGTGCGCCAGTATACCCTCGCGCTCGAGCATCTGTCTCAAGCTGATGCCGCTCCCCTTGTCCTCGATCAGTAGGATGTCTGGCTTGCGCCCCGACGTCAGCGGCTTCTTGCTGCCGAACATGGGCGTGATCAACGCGACGTCCTGATCGTCGCCGTATGCCGTGTTCATTTCCTTCTTCACGCGCTTGATCAGGTCGGGCATGCCGAGCTGCTCCTGCCAACAGTCAAGCAGCAGGGCGTAGCCTTTGGTCTCGTGCTGGAACACACCCCAGACGCTGCACGCCGTGTAGTCGGCGTCGCCGCTCTTCTTGTCGCGGGTCGCCTCGGTGAAGGCGGTGTCGAGCGACATGATGATCCAGTCGAACGCGGGCAGCGGCTTCTTCGATGGCCACAGCTTGAGCCAGCTCCGCTTGATGACGCCGCTCTCTTCGGGGTCGATCATCTCGCCGTACAGTTCCTGCCGGCCGAGCGTCGTGCCTTCGTACTGCTCGAGCTGCTCGAAGAAGCGATCGGGCAGGTTGTCCTTGTTGTCGAACGTCGCGCCGGAGATGATGACGCGGCCGGCCTTCGGCACGATCAGCTTGCGCACCAGCTCGACCGGACGCGGTGTCGTTGTCCACACCACCTGCGGTGCCTTGCCCAGACGCAGGCCCATCATGGCCATGTCCCATGTCTCTTCGGCGTTCTGCCACGCGGCAAGCTCGTCGCACCAGATGAACTCGTGCTGCGGGCCGCGCAGACGCGCCGGCTTTTCGCTAGTGAAGCCGCGTATGACCGTGCCGCTCTTCATCTCGAGTACGAGATCCGAGCTGTTGTAGCGCTTGATCAGCGGCTCGGGGATGACGTTGAGCAGGCCGCTCTCGCCCTCGAAGGCCGTGTGCTTCACGTCGGAATAGGTGGGACAGATCACGGCGCAGTATGTGTTCGGCACTTCGGCCGCCCTCGCGCCGAGCCATTCGCTTCCTATCCGGGTCTTGCCGAACCCGCGTCCGGCCATGAAGCCGCACTCGCTGAAGTCTTCGTGCGGGATCTGGTTCGGTCGCGCCGTGGCCGACCAGCGTTCTTGCCAGTCGACATAGACCTGCATCTGGTGTGGCAGTGTCGCGACGGCGGTGGGGTCGAGGGCGTCAAGCATTGCGGTAGAGCGTCAGGGTTTCGCGCAGTTCGGCGTTGGCTGCGCGGATCTTGTCGTAACGCTCGTTGGCCTGATGCAGCGCATAGTTCATGGCGTACTTCTCCGTCGCGTGGATCTTCGCGTCGGCTTCAAGTTCGCGGATGCGCCGCCATGGGTTGACGATCAGGGCGAGCTTCATTGGGTGGCCTTCGCCCTGACCGCCGACAACGCCTCTACCACAGAACCGTGGCACTCGACGCATACGTCGTGCCACTGGGTTGTGGCGAAAGGCCCGCGCTCGATCTTCTGCATCTGGGTTCCGGGATAAACGACCTGCCTCAGGCTGCTCATCTTTTCGCCGCAAAGGTCGCAGGTCAGGGTCTGTTCGATCCTCAGCATATCGTCGGCCCCTTCATTCGGCGTCACGCTTCGATGAGCGAAGGCGTTCGCCGAGGCGCAGCGCCAGTTCCTGTGCGTCGATGATGTTGATCTCTTTGCCGTCCTTGCCGGTGATCTCGGTGGTGGTCTTCGTGCCGTACTTGTCCGGCCGCCAGAAGCCGAGCAGCTTCAGGCGATACTCGGCGCGGTTGCGCGCCCAGCTTATCGAGCCGTTGTCGATCTTGCCGTCGTGGCGCTCGGGCGGCGTGTCGACGATCTCGAGCACGTGGTCGGCCACGGCGTCACCGCCGGCGGCTCTAGCCTCCGCGTGCGCAAGCGACAATGCTTCGTCTTCGCGGACCCACTGCTGCCAAGCGACTGTGCTGAATTTCAAGTCGCGACTGATCGACGTCAACGTCTCGCCGAGCGACAGGCGCTCAAGCACCTCCGCCACCAACTTCTCAGTCTTCTTTGCCGGGTACGGCATCGTCTGCATGCTCCGTTCGTTTACACAGTGCTACCAGTCACGACGCCCAAATAACACCGACCGACACGCAGCGCAAGGGGCGCAACTACTTTTATGCCGACAGGCCCAAAGCGCGACGGCAATCATGTACGACAGTGGGGCCATATCCAACTTGCAATTTTCTACAAGTTGACCCGTCCCATCTGCTCCACGTGCTCCACGGGACTGGTGGTACGGGACGAGGTTCACCATTTCCGACCCATGACTTTTCTTGCACCACGCCATGTCCCACGTGTCCCACACCATGAGTACCCCTAAAGGGGTATACTCTCATGGGTTGGTACTGACACCACGACCCATGATGTCCCATGGTGCGTCATGGTGCATGGTGTAAACGCTTCGGTTGCAGGGTGCATTTGCTACCTGTAATTTTTTACAAGTAGGGCTTTACATGCCCTCAAACCTTCTATAAGGCTGGTGTCACCAACAACGAAGAAGGAGTACCACACATGCCTACCGCAACACTCAAACCCGTCAAGCGCGCCGCCAAGGGGCACAACCGCTTCTGCGGCCCAGCCGCACTTTCGATCATTGCGGGCATCGACACCGCCGAGGCGTCTGCCGTCA